CGTTGCTGGCACGCGTCGCGGCCGTTGAACGGGATCGCGTGCTGACCCAGCAGCGGGCACGCTCTGGCCTGGTGCCGCACTATCGTCAGATCGTCGACGGGATCGAGGGTGCGCCGCTCACCGTCGTCAAACCGGACGGTGTTATCGTCTTCTCCTGGCAATACCTCGCGGAGATCGTCCGCGACACTTATGAGGCACTGGTCCGGCGCTCACCGCGAGACAGCGGCGCCTACATCGCCGGGCTGATCATCCTGGTCGATGGCCAGGAAGCCGGGATTGAAACCATCGACGCCGACACGCGCGAGGTTCGCATCGTCGCCAGCGTCCCATACGCGCGGCGGCTCGAGGTCGGCAAACGTAAGGCCGGAGGTGCCTTCGTGCTCCAGGTTCCATCCCACATCGTTGAGGAAACCACGATCGTGGCGCGGCGCCTGGCCGGCAATCTGGCGTCGTTCTCGTTCACCTATGTCGATTTGTCGGACGCCTATGCACTCCGGCGCCGGTCCGGACACCGCCGACGCGCGGGTCGCATCCAGACCGATGTCCGTTACCCCGCCATCCTGATCACCCCGCGCAGCGCATGACCGCCGGCCTGTATCGCACCATCCGGGATGACATCGTCGCTCTCTTCGAGGCAGCCTGGGCGCATCCCGACATGCCGGTCTACTGGCGCTCCAATGACCGCGAACCGCTGCCCGATCCATCGGACGTGCCGCACTTCCTGCGCAATGAGGTCGACTTCGGCCGTGAGACACTGGCGGCCTTCGGCGGCGGCGCGGGAGCCAACCTGCGGGTGCAATTCGGCAGCGTCCTGATCCGGGTCTTTACCGCCCGCGCGATCGGGGACGAAGATCGCGCCCTGGACCTGATGGCCGACGCGATGGCGGCGTTCCGCTCCCGACGCGTGACCGATGCCGCCGGCAACGATCTCAGCTTCATCGGCGAGGGCAGCGGCTTCGACGTCCAGCCCACCGAGGACGGCAACTGGTTCACCCGCGGCACCCTTGTCGTCTTCGAATACCGATTCCGCGGCTGAGCCGCATGCGGCCTGACCCGGCCGGCACCGCACCTCCCTCCTGACCCGAAAGGAACACCGCCATGTCCCTGGCCGAGGGCGTGCAGGGCACGATCGTCTACAAGGCGTATGCGTCTGGTGCCATCACCGCGAACACCGAGGACAACGCGCCCGGCACTTCCGGTGGCCAGACGTTGCGACGGGTCTCGAGCACGCTGAACCTGGCGAAGGCGACCTATACCAGCGCCGAAATCCGTGCCGATCGGCAGATCGTCGATTACCGCCACGGTGCCCGCCAAGTGCAGGGCGACATCGCTGGTGAACTCTCGCCCGCCACGTATTTCGAGTTCTTCGAGGCCGTGCATCGCGACACGCGATCGGCTGGCACCACCCTGACGGAGGCCGATCTGACCAGCGTCGCTGCCAGCGCGTCCGGCAGCACCTTCACCTTCGGTGGCGGCGATCCGGTCTCTGAGGGGCTGCGGACTGGTGACGTGATCCGGTTTTCATCGATGTCGGTTCCAGCGAACGACGCGCGTAATTTCACCATCGTCAGCTTCAGCGGCACGTCAAACCGTGTCGTGCATGTCATCCCGGCTCCGACCGACCAGACCTCCGATACGGGATTTTCTATGGTGCGGCCCGGTTACGCGACCGAGGTGCCGTCCTCCGGCCACGTCTCCCGCAAATTCGGCATAGAGATCGCCCACCAGGACCTCGACATCTCGCGCCTGTTCACGGAATGCCGCTTGACCAAATACGCCCTGTCGCTGCCCGCGACCGGCTTGGGCACAGTGACATTCTCGGTGATGGGCCGCGGCATGCGGACCCTGTCGGCTGGGGCCTCACCGTATTTTGTGTCGCCGGCCGCCGAGATGACGACTGGCATTGTGGCCTCAGTGAACGGCGCCCTGTTGCTCAATGGCGTCGCGGTCGGTGTCGTCACAGGCGTGACCCTGACCATGGACATGCCGGCGGAGGCCGCCAGCGTCGTCGGTCAGAACTTCGGCGCAGAGATTTTCCTCGGCCGTAACAACCTCACCGGCCAGATCACCGCCTACCTGGAAGACACCACCTTCATCGACGGGTTCCTCGACGAGACCGAGTTCGAGTTGCTGCTGCAATTGGACACCACCTCGGACGAGGCCACCCCGACGATCACGCTGTATCTGCCGCGCATCAAGCTTGGCGGCGCCGACGTCGCGCTGACCGGCGAGGCCGGGCAGGTCATCACCGCGAATTTCCAGGCCCTGAAATATGTCGGGTCGACCCCCGGCAAGCCGAACACCACGATCCGCATCGTCGATACCGAGGTCGCCTGATCGGCCTCCCAATCCCTGTGCCCCTGACAAAGGACATCCTCCATGAGCAGCAAATTCGCTGGGCTGGCGCTCGGCGTCGACACGGTCGCGCGCATGACCATCATCCATCCGGTCACACGGCAGCCGTTGCGCGCCGCGGAGACCGGCGAAGAGGCTTGGATTGACCTGCTGTCCGGCGGCAGCGGCGTGGGCCGAGCGCATGATCGCGCGGTGACCGACCGGCAACTGCGGCTGCGCGGCCAGCGCTACACCGCCGAACAGGCCGAGGCCGACCTGATCGAGAAGCTGGCCAAGCTGACGAAGGCCTGGTCTCTGGTCACGCTGGATGGCACAGCGCTGGCGGTGGACTGCACCCCAGCGGCCGCGCGGGAACTGTATGCCATGACGGAATTGGCCTGGCTGCGCGAGCAGGTGGTGGAGTTCATCACCGACCTGGGAAACTTCCGCCCGGCTGCCTCGACGAGTTGATCGCCTTCGCCGAGCACCAGTTCTCCCTGGCTCGGCGCAGGCCGGATGGCGCGACGGAACGCGAGCACCTGCTCAGTGTCGAACGGCAGACCGGTCGGCGGCCCGCTGCTCTGGATGGCCCGGAACTCCCGGTCGATGGCGCGCATGTTTGGTACTGGTTTCTCGAGTTGTCGGCGGGACGCGGGTCAGACGGGTTCGGGCCGAACCAGATCGCGTGGCTCGACCTGCTGGCCTGGACCACGCTAACAGGCGCCATCATCCGCCCGGCGGAGGTGGAGGCGATCATGGCGTTGGACCGGGCGTGGTTGGCGGCCCACGTCTGAATTGTCCCCGATTCGGGCTGACAGCAGTTACCACTGTTCCGAGTGGATCCTGGGCGTCCGACAACCCGGTTACTCCAGCTGAATTATCATGGGGTGTCGGCTGCCTCTGCTGCGCAATTTAAGAAATGTGCACCAAATGGATGACGCTTGTGGGTGTCCCGAGAACGTTTAGGTTCGGGACACACAGCAACGGCACCGCCGCTTCGCCATCTATTTCGGCTCTGCGATGATTGCCCGGCGGAGGTGGGAGGGATCGAAAGTGTACGGCAATTGGGCACTGCTATTCGCACTGATACACACCGTTTGTTTTGGCGGCGCTGTTGCCGCCCAGACGCACGATCAACAACGGACCTGGTGCGCCGGTTCCAACCTCGACCTGTCCATTGAAGGTTGCACCGCGTTGATCCAGTCGGGGCGGGAAGCGGGGAAAAATTTGGCCGCTGCCTACGACAACCGGGGGGTCGCCTACGCGAAAAAGGGCCAATACGACCGGGCCATTCAGGACTTCGACGAGGCCATCCGGCTTGCTCCGAACGACGCTGGTTTCTTCAGCCACCGGGGCATCGCCTACGGTGGCAAGGGCCAGTACGACCGCGCCGTTCAGGACTATGACGAGGCCATCCGGCTCGACCCGAAAAACGCCGATGCCTTCCACAATCGGGGCGTTGCTTACGAGGAAAAGGGTGAACGCGACCGTGCTATTCAGGACTTCGGCGAGGCTATCCGAATCGACTCGAAGAACGTCTTTTCCTTCAACAGCCGGGGCCTCGCCTACATCGGCAAGGAGCAATACGACCGTGCCATACAGGACTTCGACGAGGCCATTCGGCGCGATCCAAAATATGCCAATGCCTTCAACAGCCGGGGCCTCGCCTACAGTGGCAAGGGCCAGTACGACCGCGCCATCCAGAACTTTGACGAGGCCATCCGGCTCGACCCAAGACATACCGTTGCCTTCCGCAACCGGGGCATCGCCTACAGGGACAAGGGGCAGTACGACCGGGCCATTCAGGACTTCGACGAGGCCATCCGGCTTGCTCCGAAAAACGCTAGTTTCTTCAACAGCCGGGGCCTCGCCTACACGGGCAAGGGGCAATACGACCGCGCCATCCAGGACTACGACGAGGCCATCCGGTTCAACCCAAGGGATGCCCTTGCCTTCCACAACCGGGGCATCGCTAACGCGAAAAAGGAGCAATACGACCGGGCCATAAAGGATTTCGACGAGGCCATCCGGTTCAACCCACAATTTGCCCCTGCCTTCCGTGACCGGGGCGACGCCTACTTTATCAAGGGCCAAGACGACCGGGCCATTCAGGACTACGATGAGGCTATCCGGCTCAATCCGGAAGACGTCCTTGCCTTGCACACCCGGGGCGCCGCCTACGCAGAAAAGGGGCAATACGACCGGGCCATTCAGGACTACGACGAGGCCATCCGGTTCAACCCACAATTTGCCCCTGCCTTCCGTGACCGGGGCTTCGCCTACGCGAAAAAGGGGCAACACGACCGGGCCATTCAGGACTACGACGAGGCCATCCGGTTCAACCCACAATTTGCCCCTGCCTTCCGTGACCGGGGCTTCGCCTACGCGAAAAAGGGGCAACACGACCGGGCCATTCAGGACTTCGACGAGGCCATCCGGCTCGACCCGGCAAACGCCCTTGCCTTCCGCGGCCGGGGCATCGCCTACGAGGAAAAGGGCCAACCCGACCGCGCCATTCAGGACTTCGACGAGGCGATCCGGCTTGACCCGGAAAACGCCGCTTTCTTCAACAGCCGCTGCTGGGTCCGGGCAATTATCGGCCAGCTACAATTGGCGCTGGCCGATTGCGAACAATCTCTCCGCCTGCGGCCGAATGTTGCCGCTACACTCGATAGCCGAGCGTTCACCTACCTCAAGCTCGGCCACCTGGCGGAAGCCATCGCCGACTACGACGCGGTCTTGCGTCTCGACCCGACGAACGCACATTCTCTCTATGGCCGAGGTCTGGCCTATATTGCTCAGAGCAACCAGCCGCGGGGCCTAAGCGACATCGCGGCCGCCAAGAAGATCGACCCTGACATCGTTGCCAAATTCCGGCGCTACGGAGTTTCGGGTCCGTGACCCGGGGATGAATCCACTTGGCGCGTAATTTAACAAATACACACCAAGATTGGACCCTTGATCTGATTGAGTATTTTGGGTGCAGAAGTCCGGTGCGCATCAGTTGACGCAATCCTGAAGCTCGGACCGATATTCTGAAGGTCCGCTGCGGTCGAAAGCGGCGCTTCTGAGCACCGACCGCCCAGCGATCGGGATCAACCTGAGAGTCAGATCCCCATGCCCCTGACCGCAGAGCAGATCACCGTCATCCGCTCCAGCCTGGACCCGTCCGGCTACAAGGCGGGCGCGGAGCAGATCGTCGCGGCGAACCAGAAGCTTGCCACGTCCGGCGAGACCGTGGTGCAGACGCAGACGCGCACCACGCGCGCCCTGGTCGACAACGGCGGCGCCTTCGAACGCCTGAAGCGGCAGATCGACCCGACCTACGCCGCCGCGCAGCAGTTCGCCCGCACGCAGGAGGTGCTGACCCGCTCGGTGGAGACCGGCCACGCCACGCAGGAAGAAGCCAACCGCCTGATGCTGCTGGCGCAGGAGCGCTTCGACGGAACAGGCATCGCCGCCCGAGGCATGGCCGGTTCCGCCGACAAGGCGTCGCTGGCGATGCGGAGCCTGGGTATCCAGTCCTTCGACGTGTTCTCCCAGCTGTCGTCCGGTGCGCCGGTGATGACGATCTTCATCCAGCAGGGCGCGCAGGTGGCACAGGTCGCGGCCGCGCAAGGCGTGGGGTTCGGCTCGTTCGCCGCCGGCATCCGGAGCGCGGTCGGAGCCATCAACCCCTATATCGCGGGCACCGTGCTGGCTGTCGGCGCCGTGACTGCGCTCGGCATCGCCGCCGAGGTATCCGCCCGTCGGATGGAAGCTGTACAGAACAGCCTGCGTGGCACCCGCGCCGACTACACCGCAATGGCTGCCACTGCCGAGGCCGCTGCCAAACACCTCGCGGCCACGACCAGCATCGGCACATCGGACGCCCGTGCCGCGACCGGTGTGATCGCCGCCGCCCCGCAGTTCCAGGGCACCCAGGTCCAACTGGAATCCCTGGTCCGCACCGCCGAGGACATGCGCATCACGCTCGGCGAGACGCTGCCCGACGCGGCACGCCTGCTGGCCAAGGCGATGGGCGATCCCGCCGCCGTCATCCAGGACATGACCGACCGCCGGCTGAAGGGGTTCAACCAGCAACTGGCGGACGCCGCTCGGCTGCAACAGCAGGCCGGTGACAAGGCGGGTGCCTTCTCGACGTTCCTGAATGCAATGCGCGTCTCGACCGCCGGCGCGGCGGAGAACCTGACACCGTTCCAGAAAGCCGTCCGCGACCTGGAACTGGTGTTTACTCGCACCGGCCAGAGCGGCCAGTCCTTCGCCGCGGAACTTGGGACGCCGATCGTCCAGGCCGCCGCCGACGCCCTCACCGCCATCCGCCGGCTGATCGAGGCGGTGCTGGCGCTGAAGCAGGGCTTCGCCGACATCGTGCCGCAGTCGCTGAAGGACGCGATCACCTGGATCAACGCGCACGACCCGACGCGCATGGCGTTTAATCTGCTGACCAGCGGCGGCGGATCGGCGTCGGCACTCCCGCCCACGCATCCCAGCATCGCCGCCGCGCTACAATCCGCCGCTGCCAGCAACGGCATCGACCCGCTCCTGCTCGCTCGGCTGCAAGCCAGCGAAGGCCAGTTCGATCCGGCGACCGGCACCTGGAAGACCAGCAGCGCTGGGGCCGTCGGCCCGATGCAGGTTAAAGCGGACACCTTCGCCGGCATCGCGCGGCTCAACCCATCGCTCGGCCTGACCGACGTCACCGACCCGACGCAGAACGTGACAGCCGGGGCGACACTGTTTGCCCATCTGCTACGCAAATACGGCGATGTGTCGCTGGCGATCCTGGCCTACCACGATGGCGAGACAAGGATCGACCGCGTGCTGGCAGGCGGCGGCACGGTCGCGCCCTCGCAGGATGCGCTGGACCAGGCACGGCGCGTGATGTCCGGCTATGGCGGCACGGGTTTGCCGACCGCGGCTCCGTCCACGCCGTCTGTACCCGACCTGCCCGTGCCACCGATTCCGCCCGGCACCGGAACCCCGAACGCCGAGGGCATCGCCAACACCGACGCCGTGGCGGACGCCCGCAAGCTGGTCACCGGCCTGAACCTGGTGGCAGACGCCCAGGCCCGCATCGCCGCGCAGCGCGAAAGCCTCGAAGCCGGGCTGCAAGCCGCGACGCTGGCCGGCAATCAGGCCGATATCGACCGCTTCACCAAAGGCCTGGCCGCGCTCAGCGGCGAATATTACCGCGCGGTCAGCCCGCAGGAGGACTTCATCCGCGGCCTGGAGACCCAGGCCCGCACCGCCGCGATCGTCACCGAGGGTGACCGCAAGATCGCCCAGACCCTGCAACAGATCGCCGAGTTGGACCGCCAGCATCCGGAGAACGCCGCCAGTTCGGAACAGCGCGCCCGTGCCCTGAACGCCGTGCTGGCGGAGCAGTTCGGCGCCTATCGCGTTCTGTCGCATGATCTCGCCGTGCAGATCACCGCGCAACGGACCCTCGCGGTCGCCCACGGCCAGGGCTACGAGGCCGTCGCCCGCGCCACCGCCGGCACGCAGGCCTTCGAACAGGCGCTGAAGCTGTTCCCCGCCGGATCGACGCAATTTCAGGCAGCGCTCGCGGGTCTGACCGATCAATATCTCGCGCTGTCCCGTGCGCAGGCCGAGGCCAAGATCGCCCAACAAACCGCCGCCAATGACAACCGAATCACCCTGATCCAGGCCGAGGCCGCCACGCTCGGCATGAGCAACGAGGCGCGGACGGTGCTGCTGGCGCGGCTGCGCGCCGAGCAGGAACTGAAGCAGCAGGCCATTCCGATCGAGGGTGCCCTCGGTCAGGCCTATCTCGCCAGCGTCGACGCCCTAACCCGCGAGACCCTGGCCTTCGACCGGCAAAAGGCCGCGCTCGACGACATCGCCAATTCCTTCGGCCAGTCCTTCGACACCATCGGCAACGCCATCACCCAGTCGCTCCTGTCCGGTCAGGGCGCGGCGGTGAACTGGCGCAACGTTATGACCTCGGTGTCACAGCAGGTGCTGCAGCAGTTCCTCAAGCTGGCGGTGCTGAACCCGCTGCTGAACAGCCTGTTCGGCGGCAGCCGCTCCACGATCGGCGACGTGTTCAACGCGCTCAGTGGCGGGGGTGGCGGCGGCGCGGGGATGTTCGGCCTGCTGGGGCAATTCGGTGGGTTGTTCGGCCCCAGCGCCACGACGCTGGCCAACCTGACCGGTGCCACCGCGACCGGCCTCGGCGCTTCGGCCCTGACGGCCTCGACTGGCATTCTGGTCGGCGGCGTTCACAGCGGCGGACTGATCGGCACCGACCCCTGGACCTTCACCCGCGCGGTGCCGGCCAACGATTTCAGCGATGCACCGCGGTTCCACACCGGTCTCGGCGCCGATGAGTTCGCCGCCATCCTGCAACGCGGCGAGCGGGTGCTGACCGCCAACCAGAACAACCGCTTGGCCGCGACCCTGACCGGCCTGGCCGTGCAAGGCGAGAAGCCCCGAGCGCCGGGACCCACCATCGTGTTCAACATCACGACCCCGGACGCCGACAGCTTCCAGCGTTCGCGGACACAGATCATGGGCCAGGCTGCCGCCGCGCTGGGCCGCGCCACGCGCAAGACCGGAGCACGGGGATGACAGCGTTTCACGAAGTGCAGTTCCCGCCCAGCATCTCCTACGGCGCCACCGGTGGGCCGACATTCAACACCAGCATCCTCACCCTGGCTTCGGGCTACGAGCGGCGCAATATCAACTGGGAGAAGACCCGCGCCGTCTATGACGTGGCGCATGGGCTGAAGACCCAGGCCGAATTGAACGCACTGCTCAAATTCTTCTACGCCCGCAACGGTCGCGCCTATGGGTTCCGCTACAAGGACTGGGCTGATTACCAACTTCCCTTCGATGGCGATGCGCTCCCAGTGTTCATGACCACCGATGGCGGCACGACATCCAGTTTCCAACTCCGGAAGGCCTATGGCGACGCTGGCAACAGCTTCATCCGTGACATAAGGAAGCCGGTCGCCGGCACCGTCGTGGTCCATGCCGATGGCTTCATGACCAGTGACGTCAGCGTTGATGTCACCACGGGTATCGTGACATTGGGCACCGCACTGCGTGCCACCACCGGTATAGTGATCGCCGCCTCCTGCACGTTCGACGTGCCGGTGCGCTTCGACATCGACCAGATGAAGGTGTCGATCGACGACTACGACAATTTCACCTGGGGCCAGATCCCGCTGATCGAGGTGCGTGTCTGATGAAGACCGTCAGTATTGCGCTGAAGGCGCATCTCGCCAGCGAGGTCACCACCATCTGCACCTGCTGGCGCATTACCCGCCGCGATGGCGCTGTCTTCCGCTTCACAGACCACGACGTCGACCTGCTGGTGGAGGGCGAGACCTACGTCGCCGCCGTCGGCTACACCCGCACCGCGATCGCCGCCAATGCCGACATGTCGGTCGACAATATGGACGTGAACGGCATTTTCGACGATGCCTCGATCACCGAGTCCGACTTGCGCTCCGGCCTGTTCGACGGCGCCGAGGTGCGGGTCTTCCTGGTCAACTGGGCAAACCCAGCGCAGGGCACCATGGCGCTGCGACGCGGCCGGCTCGGCGATGTGCTGGTCACGCCGAGCGGC